TAAGTTATCTAGTTCCCAACACTCATCATTGTCTAAACAACCAAGTTCATACCCATGCTTATTGATTAATTCTTCATCAGTAAGAGGACGTTCATCAGATTGAACATAGAATGTACCCCAGCGATAACCTTCTTCACGGATAATTACTTTATCATCCTTTACCCAAATCTGTCGTTCAATTGAACTTTTCTTCCAGTATGTTGATAATTTCCAAGTTGCCATGTTTATTCCTTATTTTAAATTAATGTTACAACATGATATCCACTATAAGGATAATTTTCGTGTAACCATTCAAGTAATCCTTCTTCCCAAGGAAGACCTACACTCATATCTTTAGTAAAAATCATTTTACGTTCAGACATTAATATTTGCTTTCTCTTGTGTGCTTGCGATAATCTGTACTCATTCTTAACCATTGCTCACCATTGCCTTCCATGATATCACAAATACGGTCAATAGTACCATTGTTCCAATCACTGATTTGACCTTGCTTTATGCTCGGTTGATGTAACATATTGAATAACTTAATTGCGGCATCTTCTACACTCCATGGAGTATACAGTCTTGTGTGGTCATTAGCAAACGTTTCGGGAAAGCTACGATATGCCGGGTAGCATACATTACATCCCAATGCATCTGCTTCACTTACTGTATTGCTTACCCAATCTTGTAATGCACAGTTGAATACAATTCGTGTATCGTTAAGTAATTCATAATAGGCATTCTTTTCTAAATCTTCATATACTTTAAGTTTGCCATCTTTACGCATTTGATTAGTGCGTTCCATATAGCTACTATTGTTACTCTTTAATTTACTGCCACTGAATACACAAAATTCTGCTACATCTTCAAAACGTTTATGAAATTCTTCAATCACATCCATGTAGAAGTCAGGTTGTTTCTCCTGATCCCAACGTGCAGAGAATGCAATTCGCTTTTTACGCTTATCAAATAGCTTTAGCTCACCAACACGACTACGTACTTCTTCTTTGCCAAATGCTAGACCTGAAATATTGTAGATTGGTGCTTTCCAACCTGCAATCTTCATATTCATTACCATTTCTTCATTAGTAGCAAGAACACCATCTACGAATGAATCAACCATCTTTTCATAGTGACCCATAAAGTCAGACATGCCCCATACATGAACGAAATCATCAGGATCAATGGATTGAGCAAGACAGCGAACAAAAATGCGAGGACGATTAATACTGTCGATTTGATTAAGTATATAAGGAAGACTCTCGATACCGGGTTGAAACATATCCTCAAAGTAGATAACATCTTCATTGTTCAGTTCTCCTGCTTTCATCATACGAATCAAATTCATAAGTTGTGACATGCCAAAATATGTGCGACCATGTGCATCTAATACTTGACCAGTAACAATAGCTTGGTCGTTACTTAGTGTTTCACCGGGAACAATGACATAATCAATTCCCCGTTTATCAAAGACAGCACGATTCCACTCTTGTAATTGCAAAGTGTATCTTGCCTTATAAGGCTCAAGACCCATGTAATATAATTTACGCATTGTTATACTCTTGTATCAGCATCCCAAGAATTTTTTGCATCTTTACCTGCTAATTGTTTTTGATGTTGACGATATGGAAAACTACGCATATCATATAATGTTGTTTCGTCAAACTTATATCCATAGTCTACACAAAATTCTAAATACTTTTCCAAATCTTCAAAAATTTGATGTACACGAGGATTAGGTTGAAATGAAGGTTTTGCCATTTTTAATTTTCCTTTTAAATAGCGATTGATTGATAAGGTTTTGTTGTGTTATAATAAATCGTAGCACCGTTCTCACCATCTTCGGAGACAGTAATTTCAATACTACGGTCGGGATATCTAGTAGCGATTTGGTTATACAAATCGTCACTAATCATTTCACAACTTTTGTAATTCAATTCAAGTGTGCCACCTTTATAGAGGTTTTCTAACCAGCGTTTGAATTGAATAAACTCAATATCCCTATCGTTGTGAAATACTTCAATCGCCACATTAAAATGAAATATGTGACGATGTGGAGTTCCTAAAAAGCTAACATCATATTCATCACCCGTTGCGAGTTTTGGATCTGTTGCCGCCGCAGGGTACATGTGAATACCCTCTTTTTGAAATGTTACAAAAATCATACGTCTTGCATGTTTTGCAATACGTACTCGTTTTTCAAATTGTGCTTGTTGTATTTGTTGTTCCATATTATTCTCCTAATGCTTCTAATATCGCATCATCACTATCAAGTATTTCTTCATCAATTTCTGGCTCAGATTCTTGTACATCAAATAATTTGTCAAACATTGTCATAGCATTAACAGTTTTCTTACCACTAATACCTTGACTACCTGATTGAAATTGTGTCCAATAACCTGAATAGTATTGAATCAGGTCAAGTGATTCTTGTTTAGTTTTCTTTGAAAAAATATCATCTACTAAGTTACTAAAGAACTGAGGTCCTTGTAGTTTATGATAAATCATTTTAGGTACTACACCTTGTTCATATTGTCTGTTAGCTTCCTGAACTGCGTTCATGTGCATCCAAACATTATGTGATTGAATCAATGTATAACTCAAAGTATCCCAACTAGTTTTTGTTTCTTTACTATGTTGTCCTAAGAAGCCTTGACCTCTATAACACAAATCCCTAAGTAACATTTTATCAGTAATTGGACTATCTGTAAAGACTTTGTGGACACCTTCAGCCAATACAGCATCACGGAATTTGCGTTGGTCACCACCTGCCATACCTTGTTGAGGTACACCAAACCTTTTGTCATCCGCAGTTTTTTCCATACTATATGACCATTTTTTATTATGTGCAATGCTAGTATTGAAATATGCTAAACCTTTAGCCGCACCATAGAATGGGCTAGCACAATCAAATGTAATTTGTAGTTTTGGGTTATGATATTTACGTATTGCTTTTTGAATATCAGTAAACAATACTGCATACTCTAAAATGCTTGTGCCCAAACAATGAATCAAATCATGTTTACCTTCTTGTAATAATCCATCGTGTATGATATCTATCATACGTGTTAACATCAATTCGATATCAATTTTATTTTGACCACCGAAAGCCCAACCATTAAAATGATTGTCTGGATAGATGTTTGGATCGCAATATTTTTTCATCTCAGCATACCAATCATCACTTTGAGTATGATTACGACCTTGCAATACATTTAAGAATTTACATTCACCGTTTCTATGCTTAATGAAATATTCATTGTTAATATGTGTGGCAGCGATAGCTTCTTCAATAGTACTGATGCCATGAGCACTCGTACCTGTCTTTGGGTCTTTGATATGAAACGTAGTCAATGATTGACTTGGAATATCTAAACACATACCATAATCCATATACGTATCCATCCAAGTTAAAACTTGTTGACGCTTCTTCATGGCGCGAGGACAATTAGGATCTTTCCAGTCAGCAGGCCATTGTGCCTTTAAAATCTGGAAACCACCTGAATCACCTAACATGAATGTATCTGGATCACGTTTACGAATGATACTTTCATTATGGTCATCTTTAGTAACGTCTAAGTTCGCATGACCTGCACTATACAATCCCCATTTGTAATAATAAAGTCCCTCTTTCTTATTAAGAAAATTAAGTTTCTCTACATCACCATTAAAGCCGGTGGGTATACGTGCTTGGTCAAAATAGTTTTCACCTTCACGTTGTTTACCTAAACCACTAATATAAAAACTGCTGACTGCGGGCAAGAACAATGCCCACTCTGGGTTTTGTTTTTGCGTTAAGTTATCTTGTTCCATTAAACTGTTGTTTCTTTTTTGATTAGTGTTTGAACCATTTTGATTTGATGTTGTTTTTCTTTAAGTTGTTCTACTAAATCTTTGATAGTAGGATTAGTTTGTGCAAGGATTTCAAGTTCTAATTCTTCATTACGTTTTTGTCTAGCCCAGTCAAGCAATGATTCAGCCTCATCAGTAAGCCCAACACTAGCAATAGTTGAATTCAATATAATCCAATTCGCACCATCAAACACTTCCATTTTTTGTAACTTAGTGTTATAGCGCATGTTACCCACACCCTGTGCACCGGGCATACTATTTGTATATGTAGCACTATGCCCACCGTGAGCAGACATGTATCTACTTGTAACACTTATTGCATCAATCATTTTATTTGTGCTGGAATCATATAACAATATGTAGCAAGACCACTATCTACTGTAATTTGCATAGCACCCTGGTCAGTAATCTTAATAGTTTTGTCACCAGCAAGATTTAAAATACTTAATACTTGTTGTACAGGCCATTGCCATTTACTAGAAATCTTTCCTATAATATTAGATTGGAAAATAAAATTACCACTGTGTGTTGAAGGATCACCAAAATATACTCTAAGGTCTGTACCATCTACTACTGTTCTAAAATGATTTTCTTCACTATTAGCACTTGCTTGCTTTTTAAGACGCAAAATACTAGCAACACTTGGTTCAAATTCAATATCCCAACCATTACCTTTGTAGGTTACATTTTTAACTTTTTCTTCAATTACTGCTTTTGCCATAAAACGATAATCATTTACAAATGATTTATCCTTTGTTTCAAAATGAATTGCTACTGGTGTATTCATGCCATCTTTATTATCATTTGTTACATTAATAATAGATGTATCATCGTATTCCTCAAAACTTACAATAGTTTTAAGTTTACTTAAGTTAGGCATACCAAAAGTGCCAATAAACTCTGGATGAGGATTTTTAAATTCCCCACTTACTAAAACAGTTTTATCTTCTGCAATAGCATTGATAGTTGTTTGTGTGTCTGTACCGCTTACTTTAATTAATTCAATGAATCCCAAGTTTGCAGTATGTGCAATTAAATCTTGTAAAATATCTTTCATGTGTGTTCCTTTATGTTATTTAAAAATAATTATTGTGTATTATAATGGAATATAATACATATGTCAATGCCTGTTTACCCGAAGCTAAACAATTCATCAAATGTACTTTTGATATCTGTATTTTCACGCAGTTGCCAACCTAATACACCTAATAAATTATCAATCTTTTCGTCTACTAATGTTTGTTCCATTGCTTCATCATCAAATGGCAACTCAGTGAACCATTTAGGTAATCGTAGTTCATCTGTTGGATAAGCAATTGAAGTAAAATTTAATGGATTGGGTTTAAGTTTACAAACTACTACCTTCATACCATCAACAATCTTCTGACTATAGTTGTCGCCATGTACCTTGCGTAGATAGTTGTAGTTCAGTGCGCCACGCACATGACCGGGCATGTTCTCACGACCCTTTTTACTGTTTGCTTCTTTATCACCGTACATCGTTAGTTTATTAACTGACTTTGGTGAGCCTTTAGTCCAACTATCTTGTTGACTCAATTCACGCTTGAAAGTTTTGATGGCTTCGATTACTTCATCACGACCTTTACCTTGTTGAATAACCATTTTCAATACGTTCATTAAAAACTCTTGTACGTATTTGGGTGTATCAGCACGTTTCAAGTCAAGACCCATAGCTTTAACATCACCTAAGTTACCATCTTTGTCTTTGCGCTTACCTTCTTTATCAAAGATATTGATAGCATAGCGTTTCTTTGTAATAAAGATAGCACGGTCACCAATCAATTCACGACCAGCTTTAATGATTTCCCCGTTCTTTCGTGGTGAGTGAAATGCTTTCTCCATGAACGCCGGGAAACTATCATTCGCTTCGTCTGCGATTGAATCATATAATCCAATGCACATATCTTTATCCCAAGCCAATTCACCTTTATCAATCTGTGACTTCAATACTGAGTATGCGCTGAAGTAACAACTATCAGTATCACCATAAACAATCGCTTCGCCTTCGTGACTATATTCACCTGCAACACATTCATTGATTTGGCTCATCATGTGACGAACAATTTGTCGTCCACACAGTGTAACACTTTGACCAATGCGCTTGTCATAGAAACGACAATGTTCATTCAATAATGCGCCATATGCAGAGTTCAATAAAATTTTACGCACTAACTGACGTTTATCCCAATAATCACGGTCTTCATTAGTAGTTGATTCTTTTAGTTTCTTTTGCATTACTTTACGATCCGAGTACCAGCGAGATAATAGTCCTGGAACTACACCCTCTTTCTCGTATGTAAAGATTGTACCATTTGCACTTAGCATCCAGGGCTTGTGACTATCAAAAACTAATTTCCATATTTCAGCCGCAGACATTTCTTCACTACGTCCATCTTCATAGTCAACTGTAAGCATTGTACCACGCTCTTGGTTCATAATCGAGGTATATTCTAACGCACCAAACAAACCTTCCCATAGAATAGCACCAGTAACATCATCATCGCCATCTTTATAGCGTTTCTTTTCTTGTGCTAATCTAAGACCCTTGTCTTTCATGTATTGGTCTGTGACTGTTTGTCTAACTTGGGCAACAATAGTCTCGCCCGCCATGTTGAGTGCCCGTATGACCGAGGGATAGAGTGAGTTAATGTCAACTGCTCCGACATATTCGTGCATGCCTCTTTTGGGCGTAGCAACGAAGGCACCTGCTGCCTGTTGTGTTTCATCTGCATTTTCTGTTCTCCGTTTTTTATCTGGTACTACTAATCCACGTTCATGCGCTTCATTAAAGATAGCCATTTCAATCATAGCAACTGAACCCATTACTGTTGGAAGCAGTACAGTATTTTCATGTGCTAGTTGATTAGCCAATTCTAAGAATTTAAGTTTGTTGTGAATCTTAACCAACAACATAGTATCTTGTCTGTTGTATTCAATAAACTTTTTAAAGTCTTTATTATACAATTGGTCAAGAGTACCTTCATATTGTGTTTTGTTTTCACCAACTTCCATCTCACCAATAGCATCTAGTTTATAGCTATGGCGACTTTCGTAGTTATACTTCTTATAAAGTTGAAGATAATCCATGTGAATACGACCAACTAAATCATAAGTCTGTTCTGACTTACCAAATCGTTCATATTCTCTTGGTTTAGGTAGTTGACCCATTAAACAGAATTTACGTGTATCGTCTTTACTCATCACACGTGTAACACGATTAACCATGTAAGGTATATCGTATCCTTCTGAGTTCCAACCAGTTAATACATCTGCATCTTCAATCAACTGAAAGAAAACATCAAACATTTCCTTTTCGCTGTTGAAAAGCATACAGTTAGGAAACTCTCTAACTATTTCCCAAGCAGTTTCAGTAGTCATGTGCTTTGGTGCAATAACTAATGTAACACATTGGTCAAGCCAATCTAAGTAACAACTGATTGCTGTTACTGGATTGAACGGATCACTAGTAGGGCTGAAACCTTTTTCTGGATCAAAGTCTACTTCAATGTCAAAGAAACACGTGTGTAGTTTGGGTGCATCTACACCCAAGTAGTTTTCACTGAGACAACGAAATACTGGGTTGATATCACTTTCAAAGAGTTTTTTACCACCGTGTATTCTTCGTTCTTTTTCAAACTCTGAACGTTTACGTGTACTGAATCTACTAACAGGATTGCCATAAATGCTACGATGCTTTCCCTTGTTATCAGGGTAATAGAAAACATAATTGGCAGGGAACTCTTTGTAATGACGCTTACCGTCAACTCCTCGTTCTACTACATAAATTCTATCTTCATCCCGTGAATGGATGGCATCTACATAACTCAAAGTGTCTTGCCCACTGTTTCCAAAATAGTGTTGAGTTGTTCGTGTTCTTGATTTGATTGTGTTAAACTTGCTTTATGGGCAATTCTAATTGCCTTTTTAAGTACACTAGGTTTAACTTCTAGTTCTTCTGCAATTGCTTTTACTGTGTCAGTTAACCCGCCTTGCAGTGTGTCAATCTCATGCATCACTGCCATACCTTCATTAATCAATTGGGTTAATTTAATTTTTTGATCGCCGCTGAATGTTTTCACATCGTTCATAGATACTCCTTAGTAAAGTAGTTATTATACACTAATCTGCTAAGAAGTCAAACAATTTGCGTAAGTAAGGTAACCTTATTGGAAGATTTCTGGGTGTTCTTTACCGTATATCTTAATATACTTACCCGCCATCATATCAGCCATTGCTTCGATTGGTGAGCCAGGATAACTGTCACCGTCTTTAATCATGTTAAGTTCACTTTGACGTTGATGTACCAATTCATGGAATATAGTACGGAAAATATCTATTAGATTACGATTGCCGATATATACCCAAATTCTATCACCACTGTGTACGCCAGTATGATGACCAGCTTGTGCTTGTTCTGTGTTCTTACTTAATGTGAATTTGGGTTTAGTTTTAATATTCAATGTTTTCATTGACCATTTAATAAAGTCTTTAATTTGTTGTACTTCATCAGGTCCTTGTACGTCTTCCGACAAATCCTTTGTCACATCTTTTTCACCTAATATATCAGCTGGAAGTTGTCCTCCGGGTATTCCGCCACCAATAGCAAACTTTGCTAGTCCTATAACTTCTTTAGGTCCTTCCGACATGCCTTGTTTTCTACGCATAATTTCATTAGTTATGGAAGTTATGATTTTTAATCCAATTTCATCTCTTTTAATAGTTTTAATCATACGCAATAAATCGGATGTTGAATAATTTCTATAATGAGCGTGTTCGCTTTCTGTTATATCTTCTTCACCTAATCTATTTTTTATTTTCTTAATCCACGTGTCTGGAGTGTGACCATATTTGTGTACAAATAAATCATGCAATTTTTTACCAGTCAGTTTATAACGACGGCTGATTTTTTGCATCAATTCGTCAATGGTATCGTAACTAGTATTTTTAAGGCTAGGAAGTTTGTTCTTCAGGTCTTCAACTGCTGATTCGGTGGTAAAATCGTTTGCTCTCATAATATAGTATTTATGCTCACTTTAAAGATTACAGTAGCGAATTGTTCTCTTAGCCCAGCAGCCGGGCCACACTTTATAACGCAAAGGTCCTAAGGTAGTGTGTTCATTACGGGACTATACGGATTTCGAAACTTGTCAAATCCATCGTCCTCAGGGTATACGGGGTAATCATTTGGGTTCATATTGTTCTTACTTTCAATAATCTTAAAAAACTGAATATGTTAATATACATCCATCCTATATCAAATTCAAACCAGCGGCGACTAAGACGAGGATTTGCGGGTTCCAAATGATGATTATTGTGCAGACATTCACCACCAATAATAATGCCCCAAGGACTAATGTTCCTACTTTTATCTTTAGTTTCACCATTACGATACCCCCACCAATGTCCAATGCCGTTGATTACTCCGGCGGCCCAGAATGGAATCCATATCATTTGTATAGCCCATATTATGGCGCCAGCCCAACCAAAGATGATGATGTTGAACAAAAAGAGAATGCCAATGCCAAGTCTGGAGTGACTACTGTATAAGTTGCGCTCAATCCAATCATCAGGAGTGCCAACACCATATGAATCAACCATATCTTTATCTTTTGATGCGTCATGGTATAGTACTGCTCCTTTAAAAAATACTCTCATAATCCCATATACATGTGGACTATGTG